AAAGCAATTCACACATTACAACTTTGGAAACAATGGAGAAAAGACCATGGAAATCAAAGCAGAGATTGAATTATTGCGCGAAGAATTTAATATGGCCAATATGAATAACACACGTGTTATGAAAATCATAGATGAGCTATGGCAAGATAATCAACGTCTTCGACAGTTACTCAATGCTAAGCATCCTGATATAGACGACGATGAGCAATAAAAAGGATCGTAGCAAAAAAGAGTTACATGGCCCGGGTATTGAATTAGATTTTAGTACCAGCCCTGTGGTGTATAACTTTTTACAAAGTAATAAGTTTGTACGGGGACTCATGGGACCAGTGGGGAGTGGCAAGTCTTACGCGTGCGCAGCTGAGATTATGATGCGTGCCGTAAGACAAAAGCCATCACCTCAGGATGGCATTCGCTATACCCGTTTTGTTATTGTACGAAACTCTTACCCAGAACTCAAGACCACAACCATTAAGACGTGGCAAGAATTATTTCCGGAAAACACTTTCGGTCCGATGCTATACACACCTCCGATCACTCATCACATTCGCCTCCCTTCCCGCGGTGATGCAGCGGGTATTGACTGTGAAGTGATATTTTTAGCATTGGACCAACCTAAAGACGTAAGAAAACTGTTATCATTGGAACTTACAGGAGCATGGGTCAATGAAGCCAGAGAATTACCTAAAGCTGTTATTGATGGTCTTACTCATCGTGTCGGTCGTTATCCAACTAAGAAGGATGGAGGACCTACTTGGCACGGGGTCTGGATGGACACGAACCCAATGGACGATGACCATTGGTGGTTCCGATTAAGTCAAAAAGAAAAGATTACAGGTAAGTACGGGTGGGACTTCTTCCAACAGCCGGGTGGTGTCATGGAGGTGAGTCCAGAAGATTTACCTGACAACCCAGAAGCGAATGACCATATCTTTGCAAGTGGTCGTTGGTGGAAACTTAATCCTAAAGCTGAGAATGTAAGGAACTTACCTAGCGGTTACTACTCACAGATGTTAGGTGGTAAAAACTTAGACTGGGTTCGTTGCTATGCAGAAGGTAAGTTTACTTATGTACAAGAAGGTAAACCTGTATGGCCAGAGTATGATGATCACTTAATGTCAAGTCCTGATGCTGAGTATGATCCAGCACAGCCATTACATATTGGTCTTGACTTTGGTTTAACACCGGCTGCTGCCATTGGCCAACGACTTAATAATGGTCGATGGATTATCTTTGATGAGATTGTCACTGAAGATATGGGACTCGAACGTTTTGGTCAACAGCTACTTGCAGAGATCAATGCTAAGTATCCTAAAGCACAAGTCATGGTATGGGGTGACCCAGCGGGTATGGCACGTGATGCTATTTACGAAGTCACTGCATTTGATTACCTAAGAACCATTGGATTACGCGCACAACCTACAGCGTCTAACAATTTTAAAGTCAGACGTGAAGCAGCCGCTGCACCTATGCAAAGATTGATTATGGGTAAACCCGGATTATTAATTAATCCAAAATGCAAACGCTTACGTAAATCATTATCTGGCGGGTACCATTTCAAACGTATCAGTGTAGGCGCCGGACAAGAACGATTTAAAGACAGTCCAAACAAAAACGAACATTCGCACATTGGTGATGCATTTGGCTATTTACTTTTAGGTGGCGGGGAACATAAGCGCATGACTAAGAGTCCATTAGCAGCAAGCACATTGATTGCACCTACTGTAGCTAATAGTGACTTCGATATATTTAATTGATCAGAACTATTTAGATAAATACATGCCTAGTGTTAAGGATGTATATTATACTAACTACCATCCTAGTCATGCAGATCATTTTAAAGGAACAGATACTTATGGGCTTTCATCGCTTACGGAACAAAATAGAAAATACCGTCTTAATACACAGTCTCTTGCTGGTCCGACTATTACTGCGCTTTTACATAACGAGCCTGTCGCTATTTTTGGTTGCGGGATACTTTGGTCTGGGGTTGGTGAGGCGTGGTCTATATTTCATGAGACAGCTAGACGATATCCAATAGCTATGACTAAAGGTGCTTTAGTATTCTTTGATATCTGTGAGATATTATTTAATTTACATCGCATACAAATTACGGTAGTATCCAAAGATAAGCGCGCTGTAGCTTGGGCCAACACTTTAGGGTTCGAAGCTGAAGGGTTAATGAAAAACTATAGCGTAACTAAAGAAGACACATATATCATGAGGAGAAAGTAATGGGTGGAATGTTTAGCGCACCAAAACCAGACAATTCAGCTGCGTTAGCGCAAATTGAGCAACAACGTCAAGAAACTGAAAGAATGCGTATGGAAGCACAGCAAGAAAAACGTGATTTACAAGAAGAAATGGCAGCTAAAAAAAGAGCAAGAATGCGTGGTGGTGCAAGATCATTATTATCATCAACACGCTTAACACCAGAAATGGGTATTGAGGAAGAAAAACTAGGAGCGTAATATGGCTGTCTATACATATGAACAAGCACTCCAGCGCGGACTTGCTTTAGATTTAGGCAACTGGGGTATGGTAGATCCTTACATTTATCGAGGCGTAGGACTTAAATATCCTTATGGTAGTGGTACAACATCAGCATCTGAAGTATCCCCATATTCTAAAACAACTTATGCTATTCGTGGTGATGTACGTAGTACAAAAAATTACAACGAATGGTTAATTGAGCAAGCGGGTGGGCGTGGCACCCCTCAACCAGAATCATTTTGGGAAAGTCAAATTGATCTTGCAACACGTTTAGCGGGTAGGCCCCAAAACACAGGTTATAGTTTTTATGAATATTTAAATAGACCCGGTGGCGGACGCAATCCGCAAGTATTAGAAAAAATTAAAGAACTTTCTAAGAAAGGGCTTGAAACTGTTAAAACAGAAACAAAACGTGAGGTGGGTGAATATAAAGCATCAACAAGAAAATTAAGGCGTAGAGGGCGAGCTGGGGGTTTAGTGGCTAAAGCAGTTGCTCCGGGTATGGGTCCAGAAGCTACAAGATTGCCAGCACTGGGTGAAGAAGGACTAGGTTTTGTATCCAACATGTTAGGTGAGGAATTAAAAATATGATGAATAAAATGCAAAAAAAAGTTCATAAGGTTATGAAAGAATATAAGACAGGTAAACTTAAATCAGGCTCTGGCGCTAAAGTAACTAGCCGTAAACAAGCAGTTGCTATTGCTATGTCTGAGTCAGGACAGGCCAAAAAATGAAACCACAAGGCTTATATCACAACATAAACGAACGCAAGAAAAAAGGCATTAGTCGTCCCAAATCTAAGTCAACTATTTCTGATAAAGCTTACGCTATGATGAAGGCGGGGTTTCCTAAGAAAAAATGATTGACTGGCATGAGATTACTATTCCTCCTATTAATCTTTATAACGCACCCAATTATGGCAAATTTAATTGAGCATTTAAAAGAAAGAGAAGGGGTTAAATATGTAAGTTACCTTGATAGCTTAGATAAGTTGACGGGTGGCGTTGGCCATTTATTAACCCCAGAAGAACAAAAAATGTACCCTAAAGGTACACAAATTCCAAAACAAGTTGTTGATCAATGGTTGCATGAAGATTTAACATGGGCAAAAAAAGCAGCTCAACAACAAGCCAAATCAATTGATGGCGCTACGCCAGAGTTAATAGATGCATTAGTGTCTGTTAATTTTCAGTTAGGCGAAAATTGGCATACGGTGCATAAAAAAACTTGGGAATATTTAACTACAGGAAAATATAAAGAAGCATCTCAAGAAGTGTTTGATTCAAAATGGCATAAACAAACACCTAAGCGCACAACAGACTTTAGTGTAGCTATTGAAAATTTTGGACAACAAAAAGAGTTAATTAACTATAATCGCCAGCAAGCATTAACTGATGATCAAATTATGGGAGCATTTGGTGGGCGATGAAATAATAACTGATAATCAAATTAATGCTGTATTAAAAAAATTTACAGGTGGATCGCTTGAATATGATTTTGGTGGCTCATCAAATAAAGGTGTGACAGCTATTGGCGGCGGTATTCAATACAGACAACCTATTATTGAACAGAAAGTAGATTTGCTCATTAAAGGAGCTGGCCATTATGTTGATTGGGGCGAAGGTCATCATAAAGGCATTGATTATAAAGGCGTTGGATTGGAGATTAGTTTCTAATGGTATTAGCTGTTAAAAGAGAGTCAGATACAACCAAGTGTCGTTTTGTTGCGCTGACACAAGCTGATGAAAATAATGATCAACATGTGACGGGTAGTGAACGACCACTGATTACGGTGGATGTTAATCATCAGCGATTACATGAAGGTGATGCTTATTTTCTTTATGAAAATAGAAAAAATGGAACACCATTATTAGATAATGATTCAATTGATTTTGTGATTGCTTCTGCATCAGGTGTACCCATGCACATGACCATTGGTGCTATTTGTGGTGGTGATGCTGAACTTTATTTATATGAAGGCGCAACAGCTACAGGCGGCACAAGCAAGACAGCCGTTAAACGAAATAGAACAAGTAGTAAAACAAGTAGCACAGCAACATTGCTTGATCCAACCGTATCAGCCACAGGCACAGAAGTATTTGCTGAATTGTTACCGGGTGGTGTTAAGAAAAAAGCGGGTGGTGGTCAAGGTGGTTCATTAGAATATATATTGTCACCATTAACAAATTATTTAGTTAGATTAACAAACGTAAGCGGTGCATCACAATATGCAACTTTAGAATTGGAGTGGTACGAATAATGGTCGCTAAAAAATATCAGAATCCTAATGGAGGTCTTAATGAGGCTGGACGTAAATACTTTGAAAACAAAGAAGGTGGAGACCTTAAAGCACCGCAAAAGTCTGGTACTGATGGTCGTCGTGTATCTTTTGCTGCTCGTTTTTCTGGCATGTCAGGTCCATTAAAAGATGAGAAAGGCAGACCAACACGATTAAAAAAAGCACTCCAAGCATGGGGATTTGGTAGTAAAGAAGCAGCTGCATCATTTGCAGCCAAACATAAAAAGGGATAATTATGGTAGCAATGATGAGATTAAACGCAGAAGATGTTTTAAAAAGACATGAGCTTGCATTAACTAAAAAAGAAGATTTTAGAAATCTTTACGAGGAAGCGTATGAGTTTGCCTTACCTCAACGTAATTTATATGATGGTCATTATGAGGGTAAAGTAGGTGGTAATAAAAAAATGAATCGCGTGTTTGATTCAACAGCCATTAACTCTACACAACGCTTTGCTAATAGAATGCAGTCAGGCATATTTCCTCCACAACGTAAATGGTGTCGTCTTGAACCCGGATCTGAAATTCCAATGGATAGAAGACAAGAAGCACAGCTTGCCTTAGATGTGTATGCTGAAAAAATGTTTGCAGCACTTAAACAATCTAATTTTGATATTGCTATTGGTGAGTTTTTATTAGACTTATGTGTAGGTACCGCAGTGATGATGGTACAACCCGGTGACGATGTGAACCCTATTAACTTTATTCCTGTTCCACAATATCTTGTTTCATTTGAAGAAGGTGCCGATGGCCAAGTAGATAATGTATATAGACGTATTCGTATTAAAGGTGAGGTCGTTCAAAAACAATGGCCTGATGCTAAGATTCCAAAAGAGTTGCAAGATAAGATTGATCAAAAGCCAACAGACGATGTAGAGTTAGTTGAAGCAACTATCATGGATCAAAAGCGTGGCGACTATTGTTACCATGTGATTCACAAACAATCTAAAAAAGAATTAGTGTATAGAAGAATGCGTGTTAGCCCATGGATTGTATCTCGTTATTCTAAAGTAGCGGGTGAAATTTATGGCAGAGGTCCACTCATTACTGCACTACCAGATGTTAAAACACTTAATAAAACATTAGAGTTGGTACTTAAAAATGCATCTCTTGCTATTAGTGGTGTTTATACAGCAGCCGATGATGGTGTACTAAATCCTAACACAGTAAAGATTATGCCGGGAGCTATTATTCCTGTGGCGCGTAATGGCGGACCACAAGGTGAATCGCTTAGACCCTTACCAAGAAGTGGTGACTTTAACGTATCTAATATTATTATGAATGATCTTCGTCAAAATATTAAACGTATATTGCTTGACGAAAGCTTACCACCTGATAATATGAGTGCTAGGAGTGCGACAGAAGTTGTTGAGCGCATGAAAGAATTATCACAGAATCTTGGTTCTGCATTTGGGCGTTTGATTAATGAGACTATGATTCCGTTGGTAACTAAAATTTTAAATGTTATGGATGACCGCGGTATGATTGACTTACCATTAAAAGTTAATGGGCTTGAAGTTAGAATACAAGCATCAGCTCCACTTGCACAAGCACAAGCTATGGAAGAAGTTGAGAAAGTCATGAACTACGCTCAAATTGCAGCGCAAGCTGGACCAGAGGCAATGACTACACTTAAAGTGCCAGCAATGATGGACTTTATTGCAGCACAATTAGGTGTGCCTCAATCTATACTAACAACACAAATGGAGCGTATGATGATGCAGCAACAAATGGCAAAACAAATGGAACAAGCCGCTGCTCAAAACCCAGCAGCAGCTGCACAAGTTGCTGAAGCTATGACACAACAACAAGGATAATTTATGGCTGGATGGGATGATTTAGATCAAGCACTGCCGCTTGATGTGAGAGATGTACAGCAACAAAGAGATGATACAGATCGTTTAGCGCTCAAAGTGCTAGGTGATAAAGATGGACAAAAACTAATGCAGTGGTTAAGAGATACTGTATTAGAGCAACCTGTTGCCTTGCCGGGTAGCGACTCAAGCTATGCTTACTACCGTGAAGGACAGAATAGTATAATTCGAGATTTAGAAGCGAGGTTAATTAGAGCAAGGAAATTATAATGAGCGAAGAAACAATCGAGCCTAGTGTTCAAGAAGAAGCAACTCCTGAAACTGGCCTACTCGATTCAGCAACAGTCGAAAATGAGGAAGCCAGCTCAGAAAATCCACAAGCAGTAGAAATAGATCATCGTGATCCAGCTGAATTAGCAGCACAGCAAGACGATGAACCACTCGAGCGACCAGAATGGTGGCCTGAGAATTTCTGGAAATCAGAAGAATCAGAACCAGATTTAGAAGCAATAGCAAAATCATGGACTGATTTACGTAAACAAATATCACAAGGTAAACATAAAGCACCCGCTGACGGTAAGTATGATATGTCTGCGTTTGGTAGCACATCTGAAGATGATCCTATCAGGCAACATGTTCTTAACTGGGCTGGCGAGTATGGCGTAAGCCAAGCCGCATTAGATTCTTTAGTAAGTCAAGTGGTTGAAATGAATCAAGAGTCAAACGCTGCATTTGAAACTAATTTGGCAGAAGAACGCAAAGCTTTGGGACCCAATGCTGATGCTAGAATCAACGGCATGGTTAAATGGGCTTCAGGGTTAGTTAATAAAGGCGTGTGGTCTAAAGATGATTTTGATGAATTTAAAATTATGGGTGGTACTGCTAAAGGACTAGCTGCTCTAGAAAAACTTAGATCATCTTATGAAGGCCGTCTACCTATAGAAACTACACCTGTAGAAGGCGCACCATCTAAAGAAGACTTATATGCTATGGTAGCGGATCCACGATACAAAGATGATCCAGCTTACCGTCAAAAAGTAGAACGAGCGTTCTCTCAAAACTTCAACTAGGAACATTGCAATAAAGCCTTATCTGTGGTATATTCACGGGTAAGGCTTATTGTATTCACAACCCTTAACGCAAGTAACCTTGTCGAATGGCTATCGTAAATAGCAAGCACCGGCCCAGATCCTCTGGCATACCACAGCGATTAATTTATTTTTATTAATTTCTAAAAGGAGATCAACATGGCTATTGGTTTATCTAATGCTTTTGTTACCCTCTTTGATGCCGAAGTTAAACAGGCTTACCAAGCTAAATCACAATTAGTTGGTGCTACTCGTATGAGACGCGGCGTTGAAGGGGAAGTTGTGAAGTTTCCTAAAGTAGGTAAAGGTTCAGCGACACTTCGTGTGCCACAAACTGACGTTACTCCACTTAATGTAAGCTTCTCACAAGTTACAGCTACGCTCGAAGATTGGAACGCGGCTGAATACAGCGACATCTTTATGCAACAAAAAGTTAATTTCGACGAAAGACAAGAGTTAGTACAAGTTCTTGCTAACGCTATTGGTCGTCGTCAAGATCAACTTATTCTTGATGCACTAGATGCAGCTTCAACATCATACACAGTTGCTAACTCAATTGGTGGTGCTAACACAAATTTGAACGTAGCTAAACTGCGTGAAACTAAAAAACTCATGGATAAAAATAACGTTCCTCCACAGGATCGTCACATGGTTATCCATGCTAACTCTTTAGCAGCTTTATTGTCTGAAACAGAAACTACTTCTGCCGATTACAATACAGTTCGCGCTTTAGTATCTGGTGAGCTTAATACTTTCTTAGGCTTTAAATTCCACGTACTTGGCGACAGAACTGAAGGCGGCCTATCTATTGATGGTTCTCTTGATCGTCAATTATTTGCATTCCATAAAGATGCGATTGGCTACGCTGAAGGTATCGCTCCTCGTACAGAGATCAACTATGTTCCAGAAAAGACTTCATTCCTTGTGAATACAATTCTTTCTGCTACAGCAGTTGCTATCGACAACGAGGGTATCGTTGAACTCACATGTCGTGAATCTTAAGATAAGGGGATATTATAATGGCTTACTCAAAAGACAACCTCCAGCCTATCGGTGGTCAATCTAAAGCTGGTAATGCTCCTCAGATGTGGAGCTATACAGCACCGGGTACTGATGCTATTGCTGACATCAATACTGAAGGTTATTTCAATGACGCCTCTACTGTATTAAAAGTAGGTGACTTAATTCATGTATGGGACGCTTCTGTTCCTACATCTACATTAGTTACTGTGCTTTCTAATGCGAGTGGTGTTGTTGACGTATCTGATGGTACAGCACTATCAGTCGCTGACGCTGACTAAGTAGTAAATGCAAAAGGTGGGAGTTTAGGCTCCCGCCTATTTGCACATTTGGAGATTATGAATGGCAACTGGTGATACCGATATTAAAATATGTTCTGATGCACTGTTATTACTAGGTGCAAATCCTATCTCATCTTTTACAGAAGGAACAGATGAGGCTAACATATGCGACCGACTTTATCCAGATGTAAAGATTAAAACACTAGCAAGCTTTCCATGGTCTTTCTCATTTAAGAAAGTACAACTTTCAAGATTAATTACAACACCTGTAAACGAATACAAATACGAATATCAATTGCCATCAGACATGATTGCAAGACCACGAGCAGTTTATGATAATAGCTCAACTTATGCTCATCCAAGACGTGATTATAAAATTCAAGGCGATAAAATATTAACTAATTACGAAAAAGTATATATTGATTATCAATATCAAGTACCTGAATATGCAATGCCACATTTCTTTGTGCAACTATTACGTTATGAAATGACATGGCATTTAGCTAACCCTATTACAGATCAAACAGAAAAAACAGATTATTGGCGTACTATTGCAGAAGGCACTCCGGGTGAAAACGG